CTCATCATAAAATAATTCTCTTCTCATATCCTTAAGAATAATTTGAAGATATTCTGGTTTTAGTAAATAAATTAAACTCTTATCATTGTTTTTAATTGTTTCATATTCATAATTATTTACTCCAATTACTGGATTCAATGTTTGTAATGGTGTAATTGGATTTGGTATTGTAAAATTAGAATTGACAATTTGACCAGCAGGTAAAATTAATCTTCCTCTACTATCCTTTATTTCTATTGTTTCATAATGATGAATTGAATTTAAATCATTTCCATAAATTCTTTTACAATAAGAATATAGATCTCTATTTGATAAAGGCCATTGATCCCTTAAATTTGTAATTCCAGAACTTACGACAACTACCCAATCGTATTCTACACTTCCGTAAATTTCTTCGGCAACTAATTCTGGCCTTGTACCCTCTACAATATTATACTTATCAAAAATTGTAATTATATTTTGTAAATCATCTCTTATCTTTGCTCTTCTAAAAATATTCTTTACTAGTAAATAATCATGAGAAGATTGTTTATTTAAAAGAAATGATTGGTACTGAACATTTGGAAGTTCTCTGAAGTATGTCATTAGTATCCAACTCCTTCTGTGATGCTTGCATAATCTTCCGCATAAATTGGAGAAAGTTCTTGAAATTGTAATGTTAATACCATATGTACTGGAGTAGTATCGGAAAAAGTTGAGTACTGTCCGGATCCGGCATAATTAACATTCATATTGGTAAGGGCACAGGGTTTAAATTTATTTAAAAATTTATGTGGATCTGCTCCAGTTCTATATTCAATTTTAAATACATTTGGGGATTTTACAAAAAATCCCCCACCAGTTATCCCAGTTCCACCTTTTCTAGGTGTCATTTCTTGTTTAAATGTTCTAATAATTGTTTTTATTTCTTCTGCTTCTGGTTTAGACCTTGGAATTAAATCAAAAGTAAATGAAAATGGTGGTCGTATCGTAACTCCCTGAAATAGCATTTCTACATTTTGATTTACTACTGCACCAGTTTCTCTTGATATTAATCCCGTTATATTTGGATCTTGTCCAGTGAGCGCCTTAACTGCTAATTTAGAAAATACTGTAGATACTGCCTTTTGTCCAGTTCCTGAGGTTAATGCACCTTGAAATTGTTTAAAAATTTCAGATCCTTCTGATATAGCTCCTGAAAAGGGATCATCTCCTTCAATAATATTTTGTCCTCCTTGCACCACCGCCGCAATGGCAGCATTTAATTCGGATCCTCCCCAATTACAAGAATTAGAATCTGATATAGATTGGGGCATTGGTAATATAATGGTACTTTTTGGACTTTGAATACTTCCTTGCAATGCCTGCTCAGTAGTTCCAAGTGCAAATTTAAGTGCCCCTCCCTGCCCAGATATTCCTGGAGGTTTATATTCTATAACATTCACTTGAAAAAAATCATCATTTTTTCCAATACTAGATGTGGGATATCGCAGTATTTGCGCCATTTATTTTTTTAACTATTTATTTTTAATTTTGAATAAATTTTGCATAAGGAATAGACTGAATAGTAATTAACTCTTCTAATGTCAATTCATAATATGGACTTGCAACTTCAGGAAGAGTATACTGTCTTATTTTTCCCCAGTGATAGTTAAATCCATAAAATCCATATTTAGTAGGATCAGTTGCACGAATTAATGGATGTCTATCGTAAATAATATTCGGTGTTTTTGCATAATATATGTAGGTATAATACTTACCCATAGATGGAGATTTTCTTTCAGTATTTTGCAATTGTTCAATAATTATATCCATCAATTCTGATGCACTTTCAATTCCAATTAGATCTCTTTTTATTGGTATAACTCTGTTTGAATTTTTTTCGCTTTGCTTACCACTAATTCTTTTTTTTGGATTTGCTCTTAAATAATCTACATCATACTTAATGATATATATTAATTGATTTTTATTTAATCGACTATAACTAGTACTTGTCGCACCAGTTTTTGTATATTGGTGAGATATACTATATTTTGTTGCAATTTGCTTCAATTCAACTAATGTATAATCTTCAAGTTTTGGTTTTTCGTAACCTGTGATTGCCATTATTTTATACCTAAGTGATCTTCGGTGATAATTTTAAACTTCCATTGACGATCTTGACAAAATTCTTCAGCAACTTTCCACTTCGCTTGATTTTTTGCCCATTCAGTCACTTCATAGATATATCCTTTCGTTTTTCTTTGTTGAACTTTTGGTTCAACAGTTTGTTTCTTTGGTTTAATTTCTATAATATACTTTTGTATTGACCCATCATTTTCCCTAACTTTAATATAAAAGTCTGGATAATATCTGTGAATTTTTCCGTCCAGTGGTGATCTATAAGGAAGGGAAATTTCTTCACTTCCCCACTCTAAAATATTATCATTAGTATCACAATACTTACAGAATTTTCTTTCCCATAAAGAGCGATAAATTATATTTGTGTGGTCACCTTTATATTTTTTGGGATTAGATGGTTGATATTTTCCTTTATATGACATCTAAATAATTGTAATAAGACTCGTATAATAGGTATTTAGAGTGACACTTCCCAGAAGTTTATCTAGTATAAAATCCTTATTTAGAGATTTAGCGCAAACATCTCATTATGAAGTACAATTTGGTGGATTACCTGTAGAATTATCTACTTTTCTGTTAAGTAAGGGAATTACTTCAATTTTTACTAGTGGTGATTTTGGATTGCTATGCTTTTCTGCAACTTTACCAACATCTACTTTCGCCACTTTAGAAGTATCTCCTTACATTGGATTAAGAGAAAAAATAGCACATACTAGATTATATACTAATATAACTTTAGAATTTTATGTTGATAGTAAATATAGTAGTTTAAAGTTGGTAGAGCATTGGATGGATTATATTTCTAGCGGATCTAATGCAGATGAAATCTCTAATAGTTATTTCATTCGAATGCAATATCCATCAACATATAAATCTGATCAAACTCGAATTATAAAATTTGATAGGGATTATAATTCTGAAATTGAGTATACTTTTAGGGGTTTATTTCCGATAGCAATTTCATCAATTCCTGTTTCTTATGGTACATCAGACATATTAAAAGTTGCCGTTACTTTTGAATATGATCGTTATATATCAGGAAAAACAACAAGTATATCAAGTATATTATCAGGAAAATCATTATCTCTCAATCTTCAAGCAAATTTAAATCTTCAGGCAAATTTAAATATAGGGATATAGTTTTAAAATTGTTAAATTTATCCGTTATAAAAGTAGTAATAATAATGAATTTTATATAATTTTAAATAATAATAGAAAAGTAGTCTAAATATTTTTATTATAATTGTTTATTATGCCTTTACCAAAAGTTTCAACTCCCATCTATGAGATGGAAATTCCTTCTCTGAAAAAAACTATTAAATACAGACCTTTTCTTGTGAGGGAAGAGAAAATTTTAATTATTGCTATGGAAAGTGAAGATCCAAAACAAATTACTGAAGCTGTAAGAAATATAATTAGTAATTGTATTTTTACAAAAGGAATTAAAGTTGATACATTAGCAACATTTGATATTGAATACTTATTTTTAAATATAAGAGGAAAGTCTGTAGGTGAAACTGCAGAAGTTTTAATCACTTGTCCGGATGATGGAAAAACTAAAGTTCCAGTTTCAATAAATTTGGATGATATTCAAGTTAAAGAATCTGATGATCACAATCGTAATATTCAGATTGATGACAATTTGAGTATTCGAATGAGATACCCTTCTATTAAAGAATTTATTAAAAATAATTTTACTCGGAATGGTGAAATTAGTATTGATGATACTTTTGATGTTATTATTTCTTGTATTGAGCAAATTTATAATGAAGAAGAATCTTGGACAACTTCTGATTGTACTAAAAAAGAAATTACTGAATTTTTAGAATCTTTGAGTTCAAAACAATTTAAAAAAATTGAAAAGTTTTTTGAGACGATGCCAAAATTGACTCATGTAATTGAGGTTACTAATCCAAATACTGGTAAAGAAAATAAAATTGTTCTTGAGGGTTTAACGTCTTTTTTCGCCTAGCAATGGCGCATGAAAGTCTTGCGTCATATTATAAGATGAATTTTGCTCTTATTCAACACCATAAATATAGTTTAATGGAGTTAGAAAATATGATTCCCTGGGAGAGAGAAGTTTATATTTCTCTGTTGCAGCAATATATTGAGGAAGAAAACTTAAAAAACGGCGTAAATAATGGCTAATCAAGTTGTACCACTTACAAGGTCTCCTCTCTCACAAGAGTCTAGGCAAGTTATTGGTCAAAGTACTTCGGTGTCTGGGCAAGAAATAAGAGGTACTAATTTATTATCTCCAATTGTTCCTAGTGAAACTGATATTAAGAATCTTCAGGTATCTCAACAAAATCAAACATACTTAATTGGACTTCAGAGTGGGATATCCGATATTAGGCAAGATATTAATAAATTAAACAGTGGATTAATTAGCGTTTCTACATTACTTCAACAGGATGCAGTTTCTGAAGA